GGTCAATTTGGCATCGTTATAAAAAATACAAAGAATCTAATGTTGATATTCTATCAAGTGCTTGGACCAATTTTGATTATAAAACAAATTATAGTCCAATATTAAGTTCTATTACTCAAACATATGAATTTAATTATAATGAAACTCCAATTTCAATTACATTACAACAAGAAACACCGACAACTGTAAATATGAATGTGGGGTTCTACCCTAAGGTAATTAACGATTTTAATGTCTTTTATAATGGGTTTGAATTATATGAAAATTACACCAATATTGAGATTGAAAATAGTGTTAAGGGTGGTATGAAATTATATAATTTTAATGATTCGAATATATACGCAAAACAAAATGATAAAACATTAAATCTTACAACATATTCTGTATTACTTAGTAGTAGTAATTATTATCCTGATGTTACTTGTAATCCGGTGAGTAATACTAAAGGTATTGATTATTATGTAGTACCTTCATTTGGTAATCCCCTAAATCAAACACAAATTTCTTGTGTTGATAATTTAACTACTGACCCTATAACTAAGGTTGATTTAACTTCAAATCCAAATGTATATAATGGTTCTGTTAGAACTTTATGGTCAGCACCAAATTATGGATATTTTGACAGTAATCAAATTGCTTATCCACAACCCGATTCGTATATTAATTTAATTAACAATGGGGAAACACAAACTCCATTATACTTTTTAAATGGTGATAATTATACCAAAATTGAAGAGATATTTTCAGTTTTTGAGAAAAAAATATTAGACTCGTTTGAACAGGAGTTTTTAAATTTTAGTAAACCTATTACAAATAGTTCTACTGCTGATGAGGTGGCCCAATTCCAAACATCGGTAGTTCAAGTTAATGCAACATTTAGAAACTTCCAATCATTATTTAGAAATCTAATGGTAGTACCTATCCAAGGAAAAGGAGTTTCAGACCTTACTTATTTTTCTAATACTATTGGAAATCAATATAATGTATTCCAATCGGGTATTAAAGATTTTATGAATTACGATGTTTTATTTAGATATGGTAATCCATCAAATTATAATAGAAGAATTTTTGATTCATATTTGTCACACAATGCCGCTCAAAAAGTTGTTGACCCAATTGAGTTTTTACCTTATGTACAAAACACATTACCAAGTAAAAATAGTTCATTAAGTCTTAGTCAGTCTCAATTATTAAATCAAAACGCTTGGAACGCACTTGAAACAGAAGTTGGATTTTCAACAATAAATAATGTTAAATATAGTAGTACTGGTTCATATATTACTGATTTTTTTATAGATAATAATATTCTATTCTCAGTTGAGAATGTTGTATTGTTAGCACCAATTATTAAAATGTATGCAACTCAGAAGTTAAAAAATCCGACAACAACAGTTGCTCAGTTTAAATCACAAATTAATCAATATTTGACTAATGAAGATGTGTTACAAAACAATTTTTTAAATCTTGTTTTAGATGGAGTTAGAAGAGATTTACCTAACCAAGAACAATTACCTGAAAAGACAATCCAAAGTGCTATTGATGGACAACAAAGTAAAGTTGAAAATTACGAAGTATTCAAATCATTAAATGATAAATGGGTTTCGGGTGGTGACTATAAAACTAAGACATTATTTGAAGATATTTTATTTTTAGACAGGGCTTCAAGAAATATAGGTGACACTATCTTATTGGATATATTCGAAATGAGAAATATGTTTAATCAAAAATCTTTAAACGAAACCATGAGTGTCTATACGTTTATTAGTGGATTATTAATTAAGAATAATTTTACTGTAATGAATCTACCTGCGTATATTAATTTTTATAATGTTCAGGATGTCGATGGTACGACAATACCAAATAGGGCTGAAGGTTCATTAGAGTTTGCAAATAATTTATGGGGGACATTTTTAGATGTTGATTATCGAAAATCAAGTTCTAAAATGGTTTGTTTTTATGTTGGTAAACCTTCACAATATCTAAATTTACCAAAAGGTAATTTTAGATTTCGAGATGACGCGTTTGATATGAGTAGAGCATCTGAAAACCCTTTAATTGAAAATCAAGTTGGTAAGAAAGATTGGGGTGTTTCAAATAAATGTGTTGGTTTTACTGTTGATATTGGTACTAGAAACCAAAATGTTTTTTATTCATTTAATGTTTCCCAAGATAATGGAACCGCGACTTCGGAGTCAATTGCAACACAAATAAATATGGTTGACCAAGCATCAGGTAAAAATGTTGCAACACAAAATAATAGTTTATATAACCTTTACAAACAAAGAAGTTATAAATGTTCTGTTGTTTGTTTAGGAAACGCTCTATTACAACCGACAATGTATTTTAATTTAAGACACGTCCCAATGTTTAACGGTCCATACATGATACAACAAGTTGAACATAGCATTCAACCGGGGCAATTCCAAACGACATTTCAAGGGATTAGACAGGGTGTTTACGATTTACCGGCAATTGATAGTTTTATCCAAAGTATTAATCAAAATTTATTAACAAAAGTTGAGGAACTTCTTAAAATTAAGAAGGATACTATTAATGTATTAAGTGCAACAACAGAAGCTAATAAAACAAGTAATACTGTTCAATCAGCAAATAATACAAAAGGAACGACAAATGAATGTGAAAGTCAAGTACTTCCAATTTATTTAGCTAAAAAATACCAAGCAACCAATGCGGTTCTTACTAAAATAACTGAAAAAGAATTTGCGGATGTTCTTAAAAGAATTATGCCGAATAATCCTAACTTAGCAACAATAATTTATTGTATTTCTTATCTTAGGACTTTCCAAAAAGATAGTAATAGTAAACTAGGTAAGTTCAATGGGTGGAATAATAACTTTGCAACTATTCCGTTAAATATTGATTACGGTCAAATTGATGGTACGTTCCTCAGTACTTACTCTTGTGTTAATCTTAATCCAAACCCATCAACTAAAGGAACAACACCTGTTGCTAATTTTGCCTCAATCGATAATTTCGTATCGTTTATGACGGCTAGATTACAGGAAAGAGTTCCACAAGTATTGGACTTAGGTCTTGTTAAATACTATGCTTGTTATTGGCCGGTTAAAAATGTTAGTGAGGAAACTTATAATTCACATACTAAAGAATATGAAGAAACTAAAAATACATTTGATAAAGCTTTAACTTCGGCACTTAGTGTTGGCGTTGCAACTAAAGCAATTGTTGAAGATTTAAAAAATCAAATTAATAAAGTCGAAGGTCAAGGTACTACTAATGGTGTTCCAAATACAACTGCGGTTACATCACAACTATCTTGTCCTCCACCGATAATTACATCATTCTCACCACTATCAGGTAATACCGGTACAATAGTTCAAGTTAATGGTACTGATTTTAATGGAACAAGTTTAATTACGGTTAATGGTGTTAATGTGACATCTACCGAGTTTACGGTGTTTAACAATACAACATTAAGATTTAACACACCAAAAATAGGTACGGGTACCGTAATTAATAAAGGTAAGATTGTAATTACAACACCTAATGGGGTGTTTACAAGTGTTGAAGATTATACTTTTGACCCATCTATAATTGCGTCATCCGCGTCTTCACCTGGTGGATATGAAAACCCACAAAACCAAACTTCAAACTTACCTCAAACGGAGATTACGAATACAAATCCTCAATCAACAGGTCCTTTAACTATGATTGGTACGGCAGTACAATTGAATGAAAGTAAAACACAATCATTAAATGTTAAAATAAATCCTCAATCAACAGGATATGTTTTATCACCTAATCCTGATATGAGTTATACTGTTTATGAATTAGAAGAAATTAATAATAAGGTTACTCGAAAATATATTTCAAAAAATTTAATAGGTGTTGGAGGACAAGTGTCAAATAATGAATTTAATATAACATTAACCGAGGTTGAAAGTTATTTTATTAATAATATCCCAAAAATTGAAGGTAAAACACAGATAGATATTGTGTTTATTTTGAAGGCTTATAAAGGGCAAGAGCAACCTGTGGTACAACAATTCCCATTTAAAGTTTGGTATACTTTACCTAATCAATCTCAAGTACCAGTTGAAAATGTTTCAACAAGTCAAACTTTACCAACATTCCCTCAGGTAAAACTATCGTTAATTAGACTTCCCGATTCTCCGGAATTACAAGGTAGTGGGTTTAGTTATTACAATATTAAAACTCCCACAGGAGGTTATATTACATATGATTTTAGTTCTGATGATAAACCTTTTAATCAACAAAATGTTGCTGGTGTTAAAATTTTAAATGCAACAACATATGATACGGTTAGTTATACTGGAAGGGCTGCGTCAACAAACGACACAAATGAAATAACTATTAATGAATTAGGGTCTTTTAGATTACAAGTTCAATATAGACCATATGGGTTTACCTCACCAATTGGGGGTGAAATATTAGTACAAACAATACTAAGTGATGTTTTCACTTTATAACATAACGATATATTTATAATAAAAACAATTTTATGAACATAAAATCAGCATTAGACAACTATCTTGGGAAATCGACAAGAGTTTCTCAAACAGATAACGGAGACGGAACACAACAAGTTTGTGATTTAGATACAGGTGATTGTTATACAATCAGAGAAAGAGATGGTCTTATTGAGAGAGCGGGTCATCAAACAACGATTAACAGAAAAGTTAGAGTTGAAACTGCGGGAGGAATTAAACAATTATTAAACGGATAATCAAAATGGCATTAGATAGAAAATTAATACAAGAAATTACAAGGTATCATAATATTAATAATTATATTATGGAACAGGCGGCCGAAGAGACAGATGTACCTCTTGAAGATACTTTAGGGGCTTTAGCACCGGCACCTCCGGGACAAGATACACCACCGGCACCATCTGAGGCGGTACCACCACCAGCACCCGGTAACGCTCCACAACCAATCGATGTTGCAAATGACCCTGACGTTGAAAAAATAGATGATGAAGGTGAATCTGAAGAATCAACTAATGACAATGGAAGTGAAGAACTTGAAATTACTGATTTAGTTAATTCTCAAAAAAATATTGAAACAAAACAAGAAGAATATTTTGAAAACCTGTTTAACCAACTTTCTAATTTGGAAGCTAAATTAGGTGAGATGGATAATGTTATGAATAAATTAAACTCACTTGAAAGTAAGATTGAAAAGTATCGTGAAAAAACTCCTCAAGAAAAATTAGAATTAAGGGCTTACGATTCTTACCCATTTAATCAAAAATTATCTCAATTTTTTGACGATAAACAAGATGAAATGGAAATGACAGGAAAAAATGAATATGTTTTAACTTCGGACGAAGTTGAAGACATTAATTCAAGTGATATAAAAAATTCCTTTCAACCCGGTTCTCAACAAGATAACTACAAAACCTCATTCAAACGATAATAAAAACTTCAAAGGTGTCTTAACGGACACCTTTTTTAATTTGACTTTTCCCGACTTATCACTTATGTTTATCTAACAATTTAACAACTTAATTTTATAACACATGAGTTCATTAGACGCCGTATTGGCACAGTACGAAAATTCAAAACAATCAGGGGGCGGGGCCCAAGGAAAAATGTCGCAAGACGAAAGAATGAAAAAATATTTTGCACTTATCTTAGGTGATAAGGAGCAATCAGGACAAAGAAGAGTTAGAATCCTACCTACGAGTGATGGTTCATCACCATTTAAAGAGGCTTGGTATCATGAGATACAAGTTGGAGGACAATGGCAAAAATTCTACGACCCGGGAAAAAACGATAACGAACGTTCACCTTTAAATGAGGTATATGAAGAGTTAATCTCAACCGGAAAAGAATCTGACAAACAATTAGCTGCTCAGTATCGTTCTCGTAAATTCTATATCGTAAAAGTTATTGATAGAGATAATGAGGACCACGGACCAAAATTTTGGAGATTCAAACACAACTACAAAAATGATGGTATCTTAGATAAGATTATTCCAATTTGGAGAAACAAAGGTGATATTACCAACGCTCAAGAGGGTAGAGATTTAATCATTGAATTATCTAAGGCTAAAACTCCAAAAGGAAAAGAATACACTACTGTATCTACAATTATGTATGAAGACAAAGGTCCTGTACATACAGACCAAGCACAAGCTGATGCATGGATTAATGATGAATTAACTTGGTTAGATGTTTATTCTAAAAAACCGGTTGAATATCTTGAAGCAATTGCTCGTGGAGAAACTCCGAGATGGGATTCAGAAAAAGGTGGGTATCTTTACGAAAGTGATTCAGTTGGTACCGAATCTTTCGGAGGTGGTAAGGTAAATCAAGACCCTATCGACCCGCAATTGAATGATTTACCGGATGAGGAGCTTCCATTCTAAAATAGAAGAATAAAACTTGGACGGTAAGACATACTTATTGTCCAAGTATTAATAATATTATCATATGACATTTAAAGAAGAAATTGACTTACAATTAAGGGATAATAAAATGTTATCTTATGAAATTCTAAGTCAACTAAAAGATAAAAATTACTTCTCAGGTAGAGGTAAGCAAATTGGTGATAGCGTTTTATTTGGAATGTTAGATGAAGGTGCGGATGAAAACGGAATAATTAGTAGTCGATTAATTACTTTTCATGAAGAAGAGATTGATGTGATATATGGAGAAGACTCTTCAAAATACAATAGAAATAAAACAAACAAATTACCACATATTAAAAAAATAGAAAATGGCGATTAAGAAAAATGATTTTAAATCAATTAAAGATAAGTTCTCTGTATCGGCAAAATACAAACCACAAAGATTTTTTGACTTAGGTCCGGACTTCTTGGATGCGGTGGGATTACCGGGACCCGCAATTGGACATATCAATATGTTTTTGGGTCACTCGGATACAGGTAAAACAACAGCACTTGTAAAAACAGCGGTTGATGCTCAAAAGAAAGGGATTCTTCCTGTGTTCATTATTACCGAACAGAAATGGTCGTTCGAACATGCTAAGTTAATGGGATTCGAATGTGAAGAAGTAGTTGATGAAGAAACAGGTGAATTAGATTGGGATGGGTTTTACATCTTTAATAACAACTTTGACTACATTGAACAAATTACTGATTATATTAATGAGTTATTAGATGAACAAGAAAAAGGAAACATGGACTATAGTTTATGTTTTATGTGGGATTCTGTTGGTTCAGTTCCTTGTAAAATGACCTATGAAGGTAAGGGAGGTGCTCAACATAATGCAAGAACCTTAGCAGATAAAATTGGTATGGGTATTAATCAAAGAATTTCGGGGTCTCGTAAAGCCGATTCAAAATATGAAAATACTTTAATCGTTGTGAATCAACCATGGGTTGAGTTACCGGATAATCCTTTTGGTCAACCGAAAATTAAAGCTAAGGGTGGAGAGGCGATTTGGTTAAATTCGTCATTAGTTTATTTATTTGGGAATCAAAAAGGTGCAGGAACAACTAAGATTACTGCGACTAAGGATAAGAGAACAATTAAATTCGCTTCAAGAACAAAAGTTTCGGTTATGAAAAACCATATTAATGGATTAGGGTATGACGATGGAAAAATTATTGTTACGCCTCACGGATTCGTTGGAGGTAAAGATTCATCAGAAGAAAAGGCTTCGTTAGAAAAATACAAAAAGGAATATGCTGATTATTGGAAAAATATTATCGGAACTGATGGGGATTTTGACCTAAAAGAAGAAAAAGAAGAAAATTAAAAAAAAAAGTTATAATAATTCCACTTTTTTATTATTTGTAGATATTTATTAATATGGGAAGAAAGAAAAAAGAAGAAATTGAAAAAAAAGTTAAAATTGGTGTTTCGGTTGACCCCGAACTACCTCAATACTTTAAAGATAAATCAATAAACTTATCTTCACTTGTTAATAAATTATTGAAAGAATATATTAAAAATGGGGACGAAAGTTTGTAGTAAATGTGGTGTAGTTCGAAATATTTCGGAATTTCGTAAAGACGTAACCAAAAAAGATGGTTTAAGGCCTGATTGTAAATTATGTGTAAAAAGTTATGAAATGTCTCGTAGGATTAATAATCCTGATATGATGAAAGAAAAACTTAAAACTTATTATAAAAATAATCCTGAAAAAAGAAAAAAGTATCGAGAAAATTATAAATTAAGGAAACAGGAACAACGAAAAGAAAGAAGAAATAATGACCCTGTTTTTAATTTAATTAATCGGATGAGATGTCGAATATGGAAATATTTGAATATTCTTGAAATTACAAAAAAAAACAAAACTTTTGATATT